ATATTTTTGCAGTGGTAAAAAGATTGTTTAGGATAACGATGCGCTTGAAACGAGACATTAAATGTGATAACCAGCAAGAACCCAAGAAGGGTATATGGGACATAAGATGTCCTAAGTGCAACAGGCTTCAAGGTGTTCTTAATGAACTTCACGGAATTGTCAATCTTCGGTTCAAATGTCCCAGGTGCGGGACGTTCATAATAGCGAACATGGAATTATCAGGTACAGGATCGGAGCAATAACTTAATATTTTAGTATAATTTTTAAAGCCATAGAGCTGCAGCCCGTGAGGGTCGTGGCTCTATTTTGTTTAGAAGGATAACATCACAAACACAAATTTTACATAATTATGGAAATCGAAAAAATCGTTTCTGCCGTGCAGGAGAAAATCGGAAAGACCGATTTTTCAGCACAAACCATTCAGAAGTATGTTGAACTGAATCCCATTGCTGACGGACAAGAGCCTGACGAGGCCTATTTCACCAAAGCAAAAGACTTCTTTACAGGGATGCAGGGGCAGTTTAATCACGACTTCTCTACCAAGTTCTCAGAAGCAAAGAAAAACTTACTTACAGAGGACACTTTCAAGAACATGTCGGCTGAGCAGCTTGCCGAGGTCAAAAAGCTAATCGAAGGCGTTAAACCTATTGAAAAGCCCAATGAAAGTGAAGAGATTAAGGCTCTTAAAGAGACTATCAAGCAACTCACGGACAGGCTTGACAATGGTGACAAAGCAAAGCAGCAGGCCGAATTGCTACAGAAGGTGAGAACCGCCATGAAGGAGCAGAAAGCCAATGACGACTATGTTCTCGAAAACACTCTCAAAGGTGTAGAACTCGATGTAACAAAGACAGTAGAGGACTTAACCAAAGAGATGTTGGTGAAGTATGATGCCGAATACCTCAAATGTCGCGGTGCTGGTGCACCTCCCCGTGCTACAGAAGGTGGCGGTGGTGGTGGAGAAACCGCACTTGACCGCAGATTCAAGGAGAAAGCGAAGAAAGAGGGATGGGCAAAGAAAGACTGATCCGTAATTGTTAAACACAAACACAAAGTAAAATGAACGAAGTTTTTCAGACTGGTAACACTTTTGACCAACAGTCATTTGGTGTAGGTCACGCCCGTAAGGTGTGGCGCAGAATTGAGGAGCAGCTTCCTGGTGGCTTTGTCATCAAGAATATCTCTGACTTTGTAAGCGCAAAGCTTGTCCGTAGCGGTATGGCTTGCGTGAAAGACACTACGGCAGGTGCGGATGAGAAGGACATTAAGGTTCTGACTTGGGCGCAGCTGCTTGCCGGTATCGCGGCTGAAGGCGGTATCGACTCTCTCGGTATTATCGGATTCCTTCAGGAAGATGCACCCATTAAGGATGCCAACACGTTTGCCACTGGCAACGTTGTCGTGAAGGGTGAGATTTACGACTACATGCTTGGTGATACACAGGCTAACGCTGCCACCATCGCAGCAGCCGTGAAGGGTATGACCCAGAAGAACGGCTTGAATATCCGTGTGGTTGAGTAAGGTCTAACGAAAAAAGAAAGGAAATAGATATGAAAACAATTCCCGTTACTTTACGTGAAATGGTCTCTCTGGGTATGTATGGCCAGGACTGGCAGACCTTTGTAGACCATTACGAAGAGAAGTTCAATGCCGTCACCATAGATGGCTTTGACTTTGACCCAGTAAGCATCAGCTATAGCTTCTCTCAGTTGCTGTCCAAGGTTGGTGCCACTGTGCTTCCTACCTATGTTGACCCTGAGAGTGAGGGTTATGAGATGCCTCTCGGAACGATGGAGGGTGCCACTGGTAATGTGCCCACTCAGAAGCTGTTCTATTCAGTGAACCGTGTGATTGTCCGTGAGCAGATGCAGCTGGTACAGCGTATCGGTCGTGCTGCTATGGATGACCAGATGGCCGACGTTATGTTTGGCTTGCTCGACGAGGGTACTGACGGACTGATCCAGTCATTCTGGAACGCACTGAACCATCAGCGTCACCAGGTGGTTTCCAAGGGTGAGTTCACCATCAACGCCACCAATAACCCCCGTGGTATCAAGGGTGTTACCATTGGTTTCAACATGCCTGCTGCCAACAAGGACGTGCTGACCGGCACAGCCCGCTGGTGGACTAACGATGGCCACACTACTGAGGGTAAGGATTCCGACCCATTGGACTACATGCAGAAGCGTGTAAAGGCTATCCGTCGTGACCGCCATTACAATGGTCCTCTGCGCCTGGAGATTTCGCAGGATTTGTGGGATGATATGCTCGGACACAGCAAGGTGTTGAGCAGTCTGGCAACATTCTTCTATGCTACTGTTGAGAACGACGCTGTTCGTTTGGCAGCTTTGCAGAACAAGGACGAAGAGGCTATGAAGGATGCTATCCGTCGCATCATCCGTGTTGACGAGATTATTGTCCGTGAGACCTACGCTTTCGTAGCCAAGAAGGGTGTCAACGCTAACGGCGAGCCCGACTTGATAGAAGAGCGTATCGAGAACTTCGATGCCAAGAACATTGCCTTTGTTCCTATCGGTCAGCTGGGTAAGATTCAGGGCGTACAGCCTCTGTCTATGGGTTACGATGCCGACAAGGTGGCTTATGCCATGGGCAAGCGTCTGCTGATTGAGCAGGAGGATATCGCACGTTCTCACTCCATCAATGTGAACGGCGAAATGGCACAGCTCTGTGTGCCTAACGCAATCCGTAATATGTTCGTAAGCACAGTTACGGCTTAAACTCTTAAAAAAGGGATGATACCACTATGGCAGAAGGAATGATGACAGTCGAGAATTTTCTGAAAAGCGTATCACAGCTGATAACTGGTGATGCTATTCAGTTTGTATGCGCAAAGCGCAAGGTTGAGCCTGAGTATATCTACGGCGAATTGACGGAGAGAGAAGCAGACTTGATTGAGGGTACTGCATACTATTGGCTGTCAAGTCTTCCTGTCGGTGGAAGCACAGAAAAAGTGTCTGATGGTGGTTGGTCTCATTCAGAAGGGGGCTGGACGGTCAGCAAAGCTAACATTGAAGAATGGAAGTCGCGCTATCGTGAGCTCTTTTCAAAATGGGACGAGCCACTGCTCGGCTCCTCCAAAATAAGGATTATTAATTTCTGAACGTATGGGTAGGCTTGCGCAGAATTTTCCACGATTTCCTCATAGATGCACTATCTACAGGATGAAAGAGCCGACAGGCTTTGAGTCGGAAGAGGAAATAGCAGCTTTGAAAGAAGTTGTCTGGGAAGGACGTTGCCGCAAAGAAAGCAATACCTCTATCAGAACCTTCAAGGGAACCGAGAACGTGCTCAAAGGTGACTATAGGGTACAACTTGGTGCGTTGGTTGGCGGAGAGTTGTCTGGTGATGAAGATGCAGAACCAAACGGACGTGACGGAGAAGAATGTGGTGCCATCGTAGAAGGCTTGAAAGCTGGATTATTCATAGAGGTTACAGACCGAAATGGAGATTTCCTACTCAGCTTGAACGATGCGTATGCAGGAAACCTCGGAACGACTCTCTATTGTGACGAATACAAAACTTGATGATTATGGCAAACAGATATAGAAGAAAGGATGTCTTAGAGGCTTTGAGGAACATGCTACTGCCGATATGCAGTGACGTGCATACTTCAAGTCGCGAGACAGTCAAGACTTCCTCAAATCAGTTTATTATTATCAAGTTGCCACAGGGAATATCCCCTTATGCTGATACACATAACACGGCATACGTACAATTTCATTTGTATGCAAAAGATGTCGCTAATGGTGTGGAAAGCGTAACAAGGATGGAAAGTCTCATAGAAGGCGTCTCTTCCCTATTCCCTTTTAATGGAGATGTAATAAGTTGCAATGACAAACCGATTATGACAGAGTGTAAATCAGACGGAATGGGCTATCATACCCTTGCTATGCAATTCAAAATCGTCATTAAAATTTAGTGACTGAAATAACAACATTAAACACAAAAAAATATGGCAAACATAGTTTCAATAAACAAGGACGCCTTAAAGAAGATTTTCGACAAGGTGAATCGTGTGTATTTCTTCGGTGACAACAAGGATGCTCAGGGTGCTGTAAAGGCTCTCGGTGACCTTACTGGCGGTATCGAGTTTCCTGTGCTGGAGGATGGTGTATCATTTGATACTGGTGAGGCCGACAAGAACGAGGTTAAGCTGACTGACGGCACCACATGGGCTGCCAAGGCCAGTCAGGGTGAGAGCGACATCTCTTTCCAGGTTTCTTCCGTTCATGCGACCATCAACGACTTGCTGATGGAGAAGAAGACGGCTGCAGTTATCGAAACTGCCGTCCAGATTGGCGATTTC